TCTGCAAGGCATCGAACTCACCACGAGTAGCACTGATGAAAGCGTCCATGACCTGTGAAGGGTCAGCGTTGTTGAAGGATGCCAAGTCAGAAGACATGCTGAGGAACTGCTTTGACATGTCGGCAGAAGCCTTCTTGCCAATCTTCAACTGGTCAAAGAGGTTGCCGAACTGGGCAGCACCGGCCAGAGCCTCAGCCTTTGAGAGACCGAGACTTCTGGATGCGTTGCTAGCGAATGCCTCAATGTCCTTGGATGCAGAGCCAAAGACGCTCTGTGACTTGGACATGGTTTCGTTCAAGTCAGATGCGGCATTGATGCTGTCCTTGATGCCGGAAACAATTCCGGCTCCCGCGATAGCTGCTGCTCCAGCGACAAAGGCTGTCTTGACTACTGAGCCAACCTTTGAGGCGGCCTTTCCAAAGCCGTCTAGCTTGCTGTTTACGTCTTTGATGCCTTTGTTGATGTCCTTGACGTCAGCAAGAACGTCAATCTTGATAGTTGATGCCATATGGGGTTAGAGCGTGCCCAAACCTCCCTTTCTCTGTCGGTATTTGTTGGCTACCCTCACGAATGCATCTCGTTCGTAGCCGGTTGAATTTAGATACTCCTGCTGAGACCTGCCGGTGTGGATACACCACTCAGCCATTTCCAAGGCTTGCTTTTCCAGCAGGTCATTTTCAGCATCAAGCCTCAGTTGTCTTTTGGGTCGTCATCTTCAATACCCAAGACATCCATGACATCACCCTGAGGCATCTGTAGTGCATCCTCAAAGGTCATCTCTGGATTAGCGCGCTTCATCCACACCCAGTAGGTTGCATAACCCTGTGCTGTGTCGTTGCCGTTGGCAGTCTTCTCAATGAGAATGAGTTCAGCACCAATCAACTTGCGCTTGTTGAAGTCACCTTCAGGCTTCTTCCAATCTGTCATATTCCAATCTCTCCTTAGTTTAGATTCAGCCTCTTGATTAGAGCGTCTAGCTCTTCCTCAATGGCTGTTAGTACTTGCGCTCTCTTGTTGTCGAGAGCTTCTGTGAGGAAGTGGGTAGCTTCAATGTCGTGATATCCACCCCAATGGATTACTCCTGCATAAGGAATCCGGGCTCCTCCTGCCCTAACGATGCTCTTGTTCTTGGTGTTGCTTGCTCTGATGGAGTTGAGGAGCTTTCCGGATAGGACAGGCACAAGAGTGCGGGATTCGTCTACAACGACGTTTCCTGCCTTCTTGAACCCGGCCTTTAGGTCTTGGTCCTCAACACCAAGCCGGTTCAACTTCTTTACGGCTTCCTTCAGCCCCTCAACTCGAATCGTCATTATGGGGTTGCATCCATAGTTGGTTCGCCTACAAGGTCTAGGCGGTATTCAAACGTCCAGTCCTCACCAGCAGAACCGCCGATTGGAGGCTTAGCTCCAACAACGGCTGTACCTGTGAAGATTGGCTCATCTGCATCAGTAACGGTTGTGACACCCTGTGGTGCAAATGTGAACGTGACCTCATTGCCGGTGTTGTCCCATAGGAAACGCCAGAATGAAGTTGCGTCAGTTGAGGTTAGTGACGTGATGCTGATGAACCACTGTCGCGTTCCCCCGTTTGCTGCATCAGCAAATGTGGTGTAACCACCATCTGCCTCTTCATTGTCGAGCGTGAACTCTCCTGCCTCTGCCTTTACCTCAAGGGTTCCGAACTTGAGGGAGAGCTTCTTACCATCAATACGTGTAGCCATTTGGTCTCAGTTGACCTCCAATCGATTTGTGATAGTCATATTGACTCCAAAGAGGTTGGTTCCTTGGATAACCCCCGGCTCTCCAACCTGCTCTAGGTTCCAGTCGTGCGTTAGGCACGTTGCCTTGAGTGCATCAACTACAAGCCCGTCCAGCTGCTTGGTGGTCTCGTCATTTACGACCAACGCCACGATGAGAGTTACCTCTAGCCGAACGGTGTAGTTCTTGCCGTCAAAGGTCTTGAAGTCCCTTGGCTGGATGTATGGGGTTCCTGGTCCCACCAGTGCCATAGGGAAGGTGTTGATTTGCTCTGGGATGAATGCTGCTGCTGTGAAGCCTGCATCCGTTAGAGCCTCCGCCACTTCATCGCGCATCTCGGTTAGCGTCATCAGAAGCCCACCACCAAGAACGGATTCAGTAGCTCCTTGACCCTTACGTATGGGTCTTTGGAGAGACGGAATGGCAGAGGAGCCCCAACCTCATTCAAGTTCTGAGCAGACCCTTGTGGATTCTGTCGTCCCTTGAATAGCTCCAAGCCGGCTAGGATGATTGCCTCATTCTTAGTGGCTTCATCAACGGTTGTCTGAACTCCGATGTAGTTCTCAACCCATGCCTTGCCGACATTGAATAGCTGCGTGATGAGAGCGTCCTTTGACGTTCCTAGCGGAACGCCAGGAGCCTCAAGAGCAGTCTTCAAGTCTTGCCAGGTAACCTCTGCCATTCGTCATCACCACCAATCAGGAAATCGTTGGCTTTACGAGACCGAGAGCGTTGGTAACGCCAACAGCCATGTATCCGTAAAGACTGAAATCCTTTGAAAGGTTGATGATGTTTTCGTCCTCAAGACGGACAGGTGCTCCTGGTGACTCCCAAGAGGTAACTGCCTCAGAGCTTGCAACGTAGAGAGTCTTTGCAGCTAGAGCGGAATCCCAGTAGAGAGGGAGACCGGCTACAGTTCCAGCAAGTCCACGAACGTTCAAAGTACCTACGGTGTTAACGCCATCGGTGTTGATGTTGAAGACTGGTCGTCCAGCGCTGTCAACAAGTGCAGCCATTGCTAGAAGTACGTCAGCAGAAACGATGACGAACTCAGCAGCAGCACCGTTGCCGTTGGTGTCAATCTTCTGAACACCGTCAACAACAGCCTTTAGGAAATCTCCACCAGTTGCAGATGCAAGGGTGAATGTGGTTCCTGTCTGTGGAGTTGCACCAGTCATAGCGGTACGAACAGCACCGTTGGTGACCTTTGCGTAGGAAGCAGCCTGTGCGCGTAGAACAGCGTCAAGGTATGAAACGTCTGAACGCTCAATAGCCTGACGTGTTAGCTGGCTGAATCCACCGTATGGCTTTACCTGTGCCGTAGCAGTAGTGATTGCAACCTCAATGTAGGCAAGGTCGTCACCTTCAGCAGCCTGAGCAGCTACGTCACCAGTGATGCTTGAGACCTTTGGATACTCAACAGAGTTTCCGGTAGGTCCAAGTGGTCCCTTTGCAAAGAGGTTAAGGACTGGACGTCCACGGTCTACGATGCGTAGAACGTTGTTCTTCCAATCATTGCCGGTGTGAGAGTCGGCAGAAGTTGCGCCTGTGTAGGCACGGATTTCCATTGCAGCCTTGCTGTCGTTGTCAGCAAGAGCCTTTAGGAACTCACCACCAGAACGGAACTGGCTTCCTTCATTTGTGCCACGGTCCTCAACAGAGAACCCGGCAAACTTGCGCTCTAGGTCTGTTACTGCCTCGCGGATTTCAGCAACAGCCTCAGAGGTTACTTCGTTTGTGGTCAATTCAATGACCTCCTCTTCTGTATTTTGTGTTTGGCTCCTTTCGTCGCTTCGTACGTTGGATACCTTTGCTGCCGCATAGGCAGGCATCGGAACAATGGAGACTTCTCTTAGAAGTGCCTTGGTCCGAACAACTGTGTCGCCGTCTACCTTCTGGTCAACCGGCTCAAAGCCGACTGAAAAGCGGTTGAGGACACCATCCTTGAGAAGGGTGTAAACCTCATCGCCGTCTCGGGTCTTAGAGATGACGGCATCAATCTCTAGTCCCTCATCTGTGTCACGGAAGCTGACAACCTTGCCGATTGGCATTCCGCCGTTACGGTGGTTGTGTCCGTAGAAGAGAGCAACGTTCTCAGGAGTGCCAAAGGCTCCTCGCTGAATCTGCTCCTTGTAGTCGCCAATGTTGACGCTCTGCCCATATGGCACAGCGAGACCGGAGACCTGGCGTAGCTCTTCGTTGACCTCTCTTACTTCAAATTCTCGATACTCAATGGTCATTCTGTTTCTGGTGTGCTGCCTAGGTCAGGCTGCTCCTCCTTTGTTAGTGGTGGTAGTCCAAGGCGGTCTGTCGCTGTGTCGTCTGAAACCAACTCGGCTTCCTTCAAGGCCTTGTAGGTGTCAACCTGAGTCTTGAAGTCGGCGCGTAGAAGGTCTTCTGCCTTGAACCTGATTTCCTGACCCCTTGGGGTTAGGCGGGTTAGTGCTGCCTCAATCTTGTTGAGGTACTTCATCAACGTGTCATTGATGTAGTCGCGGTTAGCGTCCTGAATGTTCTGGTAGGTGAGGTTGGTTCCCTCAACAGCCGCGTGAACCTTGTAGGCAGGAACGCCAAACATCGTGGCAATCACTCTGTCGTTGTGGTCCTGGTTCTCAAGGAACATTGCGTCCTTTGGATTCAGGTAGTTCTGCACCCAAGACAAGCCATTGCCGAGAATCTGTGGTCCGTAGCCTCTTTGCTCCTGCTGCTCCATCCAGCGCTTTCGGTACTGGTCAGCAAGCTCGGGAGTGAGCGTCTGGTCAGTCTTGAGGTAGCCGTTTGGAATGCCACCCTTCTTGAACCAGTTGTCCGCGTAGTCCTGGAGGTCAAGCACGCCGCGTAGGAAGCGCTGAGCCTTCTGAATTGGACCCTGCCCATAGGCTGAGCCGGCTACTGGGAATCGGTTAATGTGCTCAATCTGGTGGAGCTTGTATGGCTTGCCGTCAAAGCGATAACCGGTCTTGCGACCAAGCCTGTCAGTCTCGATGCTGACTGAATCTCCTGCTAGAACCTCTAGACGTAGAACCTGTGACACAGGGTCTGAATCGTCTCTGCGGTACACACGCCAGAAAGCGTTGCCGTATAGGACAAGTGAGAGCGTGGTTAGCTCAAGAAAGTCAGACAGGCTAATGCTTGGGTCTGGCTGACGAATGAGTGGTGATGGAGCAACCTCTACGCGCTTGCCATCGACTACGCGCCAAACGCCAAT